GATTAAATTTTGGTGAGATTATGCTAGAAATATGGCAGGATTTAGACACGATTAAATGTGGCTAAAAGTGGTGTTAATTGTGTTATAATTGAGATTCTATTGAGGGTTGAAAAGATATCTTTTATATACTTAAAAGATACCTACAGATTGTCAACCAATAGTTGTACAACTTGAGATTGTTAGGGATAACTAGAGGTTGTGCAAGGATAAGTTGAATTGCGAGTGATTCTCATTATTAACTAGATACCCCTATATGGTACTGGGTGGGGTGTGTGGGTATGTATATACTACTTATACATTTTTAGGTAGTTTAGATGTAAACTAGATAGACTCGCCCTGCTTTAAAGACCAGCTTAAGACTGAGCTAGATAGCTGGACTGTCCCAGAGGGAAGTAATAGATGCTTCACCCCCTGGAGGGCAGTTACCTTAGTATACACACGATTCTTACATTTGTCAACGTCTACCAGTAAATCGTGTTGTCAACTAGCTGTAAACTTGTTATACTAGATTATATGAATACAAGTTTTCTACCTTCATTAGATAATAAAAGGAAGTTGACAGAACAACAACAAACATTTCTTTCAACTCTTGCAACATCAGCTAAAGGTGATATAAATAAAGCTTTGAATATTGCAGGGTATAAAGAGACTTCATACTACAATGTCATTCAAAGTTTAAAGGATGAGATTATAGATGTCGCCACAAAGATTCTAGCAAAGTCAGCACCACAAGCCTCTCAGAAATTAGTTGAGATACTTAATAGTGATGACCCTATCCCTCAGGTTAATGCAAAACTCCAAGCAGCCCAGACCTTGTTGGATAGAGTGGGTGTTGCCAAACGTGATAAGTTGGATGTTACCCATACAGCTACAAGTGGTATTTTTCTGTTACCTGAAAAGAAAACTCTAATTGATGGAGAAGCAGAAGAGGTTGAAATAATACATGAGAAAAAGGAATAGTTCTACTATACCCTTTGGTTATAAGTTATCAGAAGATAACAAAACATTAGAGAAAGTTGATAAAGAACTTTCATCTTTAAATGAAATGAAAGATGGTGTCAAATCAGGAGCTTTCTCTTTAAGAGGAGCAGTTGAGATTTTAGAACACCAAACTGGTCGCAAGTTATCTCCTATGGGTTTAAAGAAAATCATAGACAGAGATAGCTTTGAAAAGCCAAAAGGATTGTTAAGTAGAAATGACGAGACAGTATAATTATAGCTTTGAACAAAAAGCAAAGATAGCATCCAGAAAAGCAGTTAAAGAAAAAGAAAAAGAAATTAAAAGACTGCGTAAGAATTTAGAAAATAAGACGACAAGACTTAAAGCTAAGAAAGAAGCTTTAACGATTGTACATAAAGCAGAGACTGATTCAAAGAGTAAATCAGGAACTGTGATGGATGAAGGTCAATACAAGGTATTACCTAAACCAGTAAAAGATTTATTAGAAAAAGAAAAAGACAGAATAGTATTCAAACCTAATGATGGTCCTCAAACAGAATTCTTAGCTGCACCAGAGCAGGATGTTTTGTACGGAGGAGCAGCAGGTGGAGGTAAGTCCTACGCCATGCTAGTTGACCCATTAAGGTTCATGCACATTAAAGAACATAGAGCTTTGTTATTAAGAAAGTCTATGCCTGAACTAAGAGAATTAATTGACAAATCTAGAGAACTCTATCCTAAAGCCTTTATAGGTTGTAAGTTTAGAGAAGTCGAAAAGATTTGGAAATTTCCTTCAGGAGCAACATTGGAGTTCGGTTATCTGGACAGAGATGCTGATGTGTATAGATACCAAGGTCAATCCTATACTTGGATAGGTATAGACGAACTCACACAATATCCAACAGAATTCCCACTCCAATATTTGCAGTCACGATTGAGAACAACTAATCAAAAAATAAAATGCTACATTCGGTGCACAGCAAACCCTGGAGGTGTCGGAGGAAACTGGGTTAAGAAAAGGTATCTAGACCCAGCACCTCCTAATGAAAGCTTTAAAGGAGTAGATAAAATATCAAGGAAATTCATACCAGCTAGACTGGATGATAATCCTTATTTAGCTTTAGATGGTAAGTACCAACAGATGTTGGAATCATTACCACCAGTACAAAGAAAGCAATTACTTGATGGTAATTGGGATGTTTCACAAGGAGCAGCGTTTGTTGAATTTGAATATGACAAACATTGTGTAGCTCCATATGAAATCCCAAAACATTGGCAAAGAATAAAAGGCATTGACTATGGATATGCAGCAGAGTCTGCAGTTGTATGGGCAGCCTTAGACCCTATGGATGAAACCTTAATTGTTTATAGAGAACTATATCAAAAAGGTTTAACAGGAGATGACTTAGCTAAACTTATTTTTCTATATGAAAAAGAAGATAAGCTTTCTCCCCAAGGAGTTTTAGATAGTGCAGCTTGGGCAAGGACTGGCACAACAGGTCCGACTGTAGGTGAAGTCTTAACTAAAGCTGGACATAAACTTAGAAGAGCTGATAAGAACAGAATACAAGGCAAGATACAAATTCATGAACGATTAAAAATAAATGCGAAAGGAAGACCAAGAATGATTATATTTAAGAGCTGTCCTAATTTAATTAGAGAACTTCAATCTATTCCAGTTGACCCCAATAGACCTGAAGATGTAGATACAAAAGCATCAGACCATGCTTATGATGCATTAAGATATTTAATTATGTCTAGACCTAGAAATTTAAATACTTATGAACAAATGCGGAATGTTAAGAGATGGACTCCAGCAGATAGTGTGTTTGGTTACTAATGTATAAAATATTAATACTAGCTTATTTAATAGGCAGCGACCCAGTTCTAACACAACAGAATTTTGAAATGCAAGGATGGTATAAAACTATGGATGAATGTCGTACTGAATTATTAAGTCAACATCCTGACCAAACTTATCAAGTTATGAGAGAGTTTGTAACCGATACTAATTTTAAATTTGATTGGTTAGTTGCAGGATGTACCAATGAAGAAACAGGTGAGAAGTTTGTAATCTATCCTACTTATCCAAAAGGAAAGCCTGATGAATTAGAAGGATTAGAATTTGAATTAAAAGATATAATGATATAATGCATTTTCCAGAAGAAGTCTTTTTATTTTTAATGTTTATCTTTATTACCTTATATCTTATATTTAAAGTAATTCATTTTATTTAATATGCCTATATATACTTTTAGAAATAAACTTACTAATGAACGATATGATAAGATAATGACTTATGAAGAGCTTATCGAATATATTAAAGACCCTAATATTGAACAAGAATATAAACTTAATATGTTTAGATATTCAGATAATAATGGAATTAAAGACCAGGAAACAGATTGGATGAGAGACCCTGAAGTAAAAGGTAATGGTGCTTTCAAACCTTATGGTAAAGTTAAGACTGCAGATGATAATAATAATTTTAAAGTAATGAAAGATAAGAAGCATTTTAGTGAAACGTAGAAAAATTAAAATAAATAGTAAAGCTAAAAGAGAAATTGACAAGTATCCGCTAGTTGAAGTCCATTGGTATGATATTGTTTCAGATTCCAATTGGCAAAGTATATCAGCTTGTCAGAAAGCAAAGCTTCCTCCTTGTGTAACTAAAGGACATCTACTCTCACAAAAGAAAGGTTTAACAAGGATTTTTGGTGATTATTCCCTATCAGAAAAGGAAGAAGGGTCTATAGATGAGATTGCAAATACAACTTTAATACCTACATCTGTCATTATAGAAATCAAAAAGATTGTTGACAAACGACATTAATAAGTGTATTATTATATAGTATAGAGGTATTTTATATATGGCGTTATTACCACCTGCTCAAAGAGGACAAGACCTCTTGAGTGAAGAAAACGATAAGTTAGAAGATATCAATATTCTTGTTGAAATGATAGACAAGAAGTTCACCTCTTGTAAAGATGCAAGACAAGATGATGAAAGTAGATGGTTACAATCTTATCATAACTATCGTGGAAAATATTATAAGAATATTCATTTTACTGAAAATGAAAAATCTAGAGTTTTTGTTAAAGTAACTAAAACGAAAGTCTTAGCTGCTTATGGACAAATTATAGATGTACTTTTTGGAATGGGTCAGTTTCCATTAACAATTCAAGAAACTAAAGTTCCTGAAGGTATAGCTGAGTATGCTCATATGAATCCATTGAAAGAACAAATGGGTGATGAGAATATGCAGCCAACACCAACTGTTGAAGGTAACTTAGAATATATACCTGGTGAACAACCAATGAGTCCTACTTCTAATTTAGGATTCCCTGGTGATGGAAAACCTTTACCTAAAGGAGCTACGTTTAGTTCTTTAAATGAAAGTTTTTTATCATCCTTAGAACCTGAATATGAAAAAGCAGAATTAGAAGAAGGTCCTGCTAAACTTCCAGAATTTTCACAAATTAAACCAGCTCAAATAGCTTCACGAAGATTAGAAAAATTAATAC